CAAAAAATTAAACAGCAGTCAAGGCACTTATCAAGGATCTTGACAAGGCAGAGCTTCTGGATGATGGAAGCATAAAAGGACTTGAAGAGCAGATATCAGCTCTTAAGAAGTCTGACAGCTATTTGTTCGAGGAGACTGCCGCAGCAAAGCCAAACTTTAAAGGTTTTCAGCCCGGAGTAGCAAAGAAGGAAACTGCTGCAGGAAAGGTTGATATGTCAAAGATGTCCTATGATGAGTTGGCTAACTATATTGAAAACAATCCGGATATCGGATAGTAGAAAGGGAAAAGGTAAAATATTATGAAATTCGATGCTAAGAGTTTTAACGAAAAAGCGTTCGGAGCGTATATGTCCGCAATACCAAATGTGAAGCTCAACAAGCTTAGAGAGTCTAAGGCAGTTGTCAGTGATCCACGTCTTGCAGACACGTTTAAGAATCAGACTCAGACAGGTACAGTGTACGCGCTGTTGCCATATTTTGGCAGAATCGGGGGCAATGCGCAGAACTATGACGGACAGACAAATCTTACTCCTGAGCGCACTACAACATATGAGCAGGGAGTATTCACCTATGGTCGTATGATGGGATGGACTGAGGCGGATTTCAGCTTTGACGTGACAGGCGGAGTTGATTTCATGGCGAATGTAAGAGACCAGATAATGACATACTGGAACGGAATAGATCAGGATGTGCTTTTGTCTATCCTTAAGGGCGTTTTCGGAATGAGTGGAACAGGAACAGGTAACATTAAGACCGCAAACAAGGCCTTTGTTGACGCACACACTTTTGACATTTCAGCTTCAACTGAAAACAAGAAGACTGATGATACTATGATTGTTGGCGCTACAACTCTTAACAGTGCCATTCAGAAGGCTTGTGGAGACAATAAGCAGAAGTTTAGTTTAGTTGTATGCCACTCTACAGTCGCAACAAACCTTGAGAATCTTAACCTTTTAGCATATCTCAAGTACACAGACGCAGAGGGAGTTGAAAGAGATCTTGGTATGGCTACTTGGAACGGTAGACTTGTAATCATTGACGACTCTATGCCGGTAGAGGTTAAGAATGTAGGTGCTACAGGCGGAGACGTGTCTATTTACACATCTTATGTGCTTGGCGAGGGTGCAATCGGCCTTGAGGATGTAGGGGCAAAGGTTCCGTATGAGATGATCAGAGATGCCAAGACAAACGGCGGAGAGGATACTCTTATCTCAAGAAGAAGAAATGCCGTAAGTGTAGCAGGTATATCATACCTTAAGGCAAATCAGGCTACAAACAGCCCTACCAATGCAGAGCTTGAGAACGGCTTGAACTGGTCACTTGTTCAGAGCGATAATAAGACAATCCCTCATAAGGCTATTCCGATAGCAAGAATTATTTCAAGAGGGTAATATGCTTGAAAGGATAAAAGAGAGATTGCAGTCCATGGGGTATGCAGTAAAAGATGGTGATGATATTGCTATCAGCTTTGCTATGCAGAAGGTTGAAAATACTATAAAGAACGATTGCAATATCTCCGCTATCCCTGATGGTCTTATGAATATTGCAATTGATATGGTCGTTGGTGAGTTCCTTATGTCGAAAAAGACATTTGCTCCTGACGACCTTTTAAATTTCAATCTGGATTCAGCTATTAAGCAGATACAAGAAGGCGATACAAATATATCTTTTGCAGTGGGCGAAGGCAGTAAGACTGATGAGCAAAGACTTGATAGCTTTATTAACTATCTTTTGAATTACGGCAGAGATGAATTTATCACTTACAGGAGATTCAGATGGTAGATGCATGGAAGCAGGCAAGAAAAGCCGTAGAGGGCAGATATAAAGGGCTCTGTGACATACTGGAAAAAAGAAAGGTAAAAGATGAGGTTACTAAGACTACTGTATTGAAAGATATAGCGGTCTTAAGTAATCAGCCTTGCAGGTTGTCATACAGTAGCTCCGGCACAGCGAATCAGACTGATACAGTGTCAAATATAGAACAGACTATTAAGCTATTTATTGCTCCTGAGATTAAAATTGCTCCGGGATCTAAGCTGAGAATTACTCAAAACGGTACAACCACTGACTACATATCTAGCGGAGTACCTGCCGTATATGAGACACATCAGGAGGTATCCTTGGAGCTTGAAAAGGAGAATGCTTAATGGCAAGTTGGGGAAGAGCAGACTTTGAAGCTTTTAGGGACATGCAACAGAAGTTACAGCGACTACAGAATATTGACATGGAGGCCTTTTGTACTGAGTGTAGTAAAGAGATTGCAGCGAGGCTTTTAGCTTTAGTTATACCAAGAACTCCCGTAGGCCAGTATCCTGCAAGAAGTGGAAAAACAGGCGGAACGCTAAGGCGTGGCTGGACTGCTGTAGCAGATATCACAGTAACTAAGCAGGGTAATAATTATACGGTTATTATATCAAACCCTGTAGAATATGCGCCTTATGTTGAGTTTGGCCACAGAACCAGAAATGGTGGATATGTAGAGCCTCAGTATATGCTTACAATCTCAGAGGAAAAGCTTAAGAATGTAATCCCTGCATTGCTTGAGAGGAAGATAAAAAGAAAGTTGCAAGAGGTGATGAATGGCGGAGATTGATGTGCCTATGATTTTAGATGCTATTACGGTAGCTTTAGACAAGGTGTCGCCAAATGCAAATATATATATTGATAAGGTCGAACAAGGCCTTGAGGATGGCGATATCTTAGTCAGGTTGATAAATATCGAATATATGAGAAGAGGCATAGGAGACTTTCAAAGAGTTGTTCCGGTATTCGATATTATTTATTTCCCAAAGGCAGGAAATAAGGATTGTATGGCTATGGGGGATACTTTATCAGATAAGTTGGCCGTTATAGAGTTATCGACAAAGGATATTGTGAGGGCGATTACAAAGTCATTTGAGATTATTGACGGAGTACTGCATTTTAAAGTGTCATATCCGTACGATACGATTAAATATCAGGCAGGAGAGGACATGGCAAAGGTTGTATTAAACAGAGGTGATTAAGATTGAAAAAGATAGATGATAACAACGTTAATAAACATAAAAAAGATTCCATTATGTCGTCTTCTAAGTATGCGGATTATAAAGATGTGATAAACATCTTGCTTGATAAGGATACGGAGTATTCGACAGATGAGGTGGATGAAATGATAGATGAATTTTTGAAAGGTGAGGTGGAATAATGGCGCTAGGTGGCGGAATTTGGACAAGTCAGGACAAGATTTTACCCGGAACATACGTAACATTCTCAAACGCAAAGAGAGCAAATGCATCTTTATCAAGTAGAGGTGTAGTCGCATTGCCTATAGCCCTTGACTGGGGCGAAAAAGGCAAAGTGTTTGAGGTTACAAGAGAAGATTTTATGACAAGAGCAAAAGAGATCTTTGGACATAGGGTAGATGATAAGGTTATGATAAACCTAAGAGAAGTGTTTGCACATGCAAAGAAAGCTCTTGTATACAGATTAGTTGCAGCAGATGCAGTGGCAGCAAGTAATACTCTTGCTACAGCTAAGTACCCTGGAACAAGGGGCAATGACATAAAGATTGTAGTTGCTGCTAATGTGGATAAGCCGAGTGCATTTGATGTAAGTACATACCTTGAGGGAGTGCTTGTGGACACCCAGACAGTAGATAATATGGCAGGCTTAAAGGACAATCCCTACGTCACATTTAAGCGTTCGGGATCACTTGCAGCGAGTGCAGGAATGCCACTAACAGGTGGTACAAATGGCGGAGCAATCACAGGGGAAGTATATACAAAGGCTTTGGAGAGCTTTGAACCTTACTCATTTAACGTATTATGCTGTCCAACAAACGACAGTACAATAAATAAACTCTTTGCGACTTATACGAAGAGAATGAGAGATGATGTTGGGGCAAAGTTCCAGACGGTTACTTATAAGACTGAAAACGATTACGAGGGAGTTATATCTCTGATTAATGACGTTGTTGCAACAGATAAACACTCTTTGGTTTACTGGGTATCAGGAGCGGAAGCAGAGTGTGGAGTAAATGAGACGCTCACAAATGCTGAGTATGACGGAGAATACGAGGTTATAACAGACCTTAAGCAGTCGCAACTTGAGTCGGCAATTAAACAGGGTAAGTTTGCATTTCATAACGTTAATGGGCGTGTTAAGGTGCTTGAGGACATTAATACGTTTACATCATTTAGAAGTGACAAAGACGAAGCCTTTGCATCAAATCAGACAATTAGGGTAATAGATCAGATAGCAAATGATATAGCAGTCTTGTTTAACACAAGATATTTAGGACGTGTTCCAAATGATAAGGCAGGACGTATAAGCTTGTGGAACGATGTATGCAAGGTACATCAGGAACTTGAAAAGCTAAGAGCCATAGAGGATTTTGACGTTAATTCAGTTGAGGTTGTGCAGGGGGATGATAAGAAATCTGTCCTTTGCACAATTAAGGATATAAATATCATAAACGCTATGACAAAGCTTTATATGAATGTGATTATTGCGTAGAAAGGAGACATATAAATGAATAATGCGGTTATGAACGCTTTAGATGCAATGGACGGATCGTTGGCCAGTGCGTATATAATTCTTGAGGACGGCAGAAGATATAACTTTATGCAGTTGTATTCATTTGAGGCCAGTGCAAAGATAAATTCAAAGGAAGTACCAATTCTCGGTAAAACAGGAAAAGGCAACAAGCCTTTAGGCTGGACAGGAGAGTGGAAGGGCACAGCACACTATAATCAGTCAGTGCTTAGGCAGATGTGGCTTGAATACAAGAACACAGGCAAGCTTCCGGTATTTGATATTCAGGTGACGAATGAAGATCCTAGTTCAGCAGCAGGCAGACAGACAACAATCCTTAAAAATTGTCTGAGTAAAGGCGGAATCCTCACCAAGTTTAATGCCGATTCAGAAACGCTTGATGAGGACATAGAAGGAACATTTGACGACTGGGAAATGCCTGAAAGCTTCTCTTTGCTTAAGGGCATGCAGTAAAAGGAGGTTAGGATATGAGTAGAGATTTAAGCGCTTTTTTAGCGCAAAATGTTAAAAGAGTTGAAAATGTGTTGTTTCCTGCATCAAGCCGAATTGTTGATGAAAAAGGAAATCCTATTCCGTGGGAGATCAGCTGTATTACAGCTACTGAGAATGCGAAGATAAGAAAAAGCTGCATGACTACTGTTCCAGTACCGGGCAAGAGAGGGCAATATACTCAGGAGTTTAATCCACAGCTTTACTTAGCTAAGGTATGCGTAAGAACTACAGTCTTCCCAAATCTGCAGGACACAGAGCTTCAGGACAGCTATGGAGTTATGAGTGCAGAGGAACTTATAACTACAATGCTTACCCCCGGAGAGTTTGAGGATTACTCAACAAAGGTGATGCAAGTAAACGGATTTGACAGTGATACTGATCTGGTAGAAGAAGCAAAAAACTAATTAATGGCGGTGATCCGGGAGCTAAATACGCCTACTATTTTCTTCATAAATTCCACTGGGAACCCAGTAAGTTTGTGGAGATGACAGAAGAAGAAAAGGCCTTCATAGTCGCCGCCATTGATATTAAGGCTAAGAATGATAAAAAGGATGCTGACGAATTAAAGAGCAAACAAAGAAGATAGGAGGCTGATTAATGGCTACAATACAATCACAGTTGGTGCTGACTGACGGAATGTCAAGCGCATTAAGGCGAATTAACTCAGCCTTAATCACTTGTATAGACAGCTTTGAGCAAATGCAGTCAACATCATCTAATCAAATAGATACTTCAGTTTTACAAGATGCACGGTCAAGTTTAACTCAGCTTAATGGAGAGCTTGATAATACGGTCGAAAGACAGGAGCAGTTAAGAGAAGCCTCTGAGCAGACTGGAAGTTCCATGGATATGCTAAAAGATAGCTTTTTGAAATTAGCAGCTGCTGCAGGGCTGGCATTCTCTGCAAAAGAACTTATGGAGCTTGGTGATACTTATAATCAGACACAAGCAAGGCTTAACTTAATTACAGGAGATTTGCAAAAGACTAAGGACTTGCAGGATGCAATTATGGAATCTGCAAACAAGTCGAGAGCTGCATATCAGGACACTGCAGACGCTGTGTCTAAGATGGGACTTATGGCAAAAGATGCCTTTAGTACTATAGATGCAAGTGGACATAAAACTCTTAATACATCTGAGTTGGTGGCATTCTCAGAGCTTTTAAACAAGCAATTTGTAATTGCCGGAACATCCGCACAAGGAATGAGTGCAGCAATGACACAGCTTACTCAGGCTATGGCTTCAGGAGTGCTAAGGGGTGATGAGCTTAACTCAATCTTTGAGCAGGCTCCTACAGTCATTGAAACGATAGCGGACCACTTGGGAGTTGAAATAGGCCAGATTAGGCAGTTAGCTCAAGAAGGTAAGATAACGGCTGACGTAGTAAAGAGCGCAATGCTGTCATCTGCAGATAAGATAAATGAGAAGTTTAACTCCATGCCTTATACGTACTCACAGGTGGCCACTATGATATCGAACATAACATTTGATGCATTTGAACCACTCATACAGCTTATAGGAAGCGGAGCACAGTTTATAGTGGACAACTGGAGTACTATAGAGCCTATTCTTGCAGGAATTGCAATAGGAGCGACAACTGCTGCCGTTGCATGGGGGATTTATACCGCTGCCCAGTGGCTTGCAGTAGCATCTAATCAAGCAATGATTGTAAGCATGCTATCTAATCCGTTTTTATGGATTGCAATTGCAATAGGAGCAGTTGTTGCAGTTGCCTACAGGTTCATTCAGTCAGTCGGTGGAATGAAGAATGCTTGGACACTTGCACAAATGACTATGAGCATTGGTGTTGTAGCACTAAGGCTTGCATTCTTTACAGGTATTTATGCGATTATGGACTTGGCAGGCAAGTTATCTCTTACTTGGCAAAAAACAGGTGTTGCGGTATCAAATTTCATTGGACAGATGAGAGTAAATGTATTAACAGGGATACAGAACATGTTAAACAGCGCTATCGGTATGATTAATGGATTTATTAATGCACTTAATAAAATACCGGGAGTGAGCATTCAGGCTATATCACAGGTTACGTTCGCAAGTACTGCAAAAGCTCAATTCAATGCTGAGAAGAGTGCAAGAGAGCAAAGCTTGGCAGGAGCAGAAGCTCAGTCAAATGCAGATAAGCAGGCGAGAACATGGGAACTTATGCGAATGAAAGGCGACATGGACAGTAAGGTCGCAGATCTAAAGAGCAAGTACTCGCAGTTCAAAGCTGAAAAGATAGCTATGAGTAATGGAGACGGAATTGACTCTTTGGGATTTGATACAGGAGCATTTGACAAGGGAGCAGGGGCAGGAGTTGCAGACAATATAGGAAAGACTGCAGGTAATACTGCAGCTGCAGCAGGTGCACTTGCAGAAACAAAAGAAAATCTTGAATACTTGAGAGATATTGCGGAGCAGGAGGCTATCAACAGATTTACTACTGCTGAGATAAAAGTTGATTATTCAGGAATGACTAATCAGATAAGCTCTAATATGGATTTGGACAACGTCCTTGATGCGTTGACGGTGAAGTTTGTTGAGGCTGTGCAGATGGGAGCTGAGGGGGTGCATAGTTA